CTTGCTACGTATCATCGGCTTGCGTAAGAAAGTCTACCACAAATTGGTGTTCGCCCGTCCCTTCCCGAAGCTACCGCACCGGGCCGTTGTGTGGGCTGTTCCGCAGTTCACGCATTGGGCCGTGACTTGGCTCCACTCGGACTTGCACGCCCGCACTATCAAGCGTGTGAGTTATTCCTCTCGAGGGAAACCGGGATGGAACGTCATGCAGTATGCTGATTCGAAGGGTGACAACATGGTGAGCTTTGGTCCCGCGGGCAGTGTCCGTGAGTTGACCATGCCTAAGGCGGATTTCGATACGCTTATGGGCCTTTCAAGCTCCCAGTCTGTTACCTCTAGAATGATCGGGATGGGATACCGGGAAACCACGGACCTGGCGCTCATGGGCCAGTATTACCGTGGTGCAGAACCCGACGTGGAAGCCAGTCGAGTCGTCAGCACAAAACCTTGTGCACCATTTGTTCACCATCCACTTGCCAGTCACGCCGAAGTGCCCAAGTCCAGCTTCCGGGCACTCGGCGCACCCATCGTTAGCGACCAGAACATGGTCCCGGCAAACAAACGCTGGGAGACCGCTTCGCAAGCTGTGGATCACCGAATCACCTACCACACCAACAACTCAATTCCCCCGAAGCGCTTTCAGAACTACGCTCGTGAATTCTTGCAGCTCCTCGTTCCCGAGGAGGGTGTTGGGGTGCCTTACTCCTTGGAGGAAACTCGTGACCTGTTAGACAAGCCAACGCAGGCCTTAGCAGTCCGTGCCATCTGGGACTCTTTGGACATGCGGGCTCGGCGTCTAATAGAGCTCTTCGTCAAGAATGAGCCCACGAACAAGGCCGGCCGCGTCATTTCATCTTTCGCGGACGCCCGATTCCTCCTGGTGTTCAGCGCCTACACCTTGCGTTTTCGCGATAGGGTCTTGAGTCACGAGGACAACGCTCACTGGTTCATGCCTGGACGTCCCCCCGGGGAATTGGCCGGCGCAGTGATGCGATATGTCGCGTCTGTTGACCAGGTCGTCGAAGGCGACTATTCCAACTATGATGGGTCCGTTAGTGCCTGGGCTCAGCGCAACGTCATGTCGGCGTGTTACCATCGTTGGTTCAACTCGTCCTTTCTGAAGGACTTGTCGTTCTACACGGACATGCTGATCAGTTGCCCTGCCCGGTCGAAGTCTTTCGGATTCCATTA